AAAAAATATGCGTTAAATAATTTAAATCCATGCGTCCAATACATTAGTGGACCAACACACCCCGGAAATGAAAAGAATATAATGGTAAATTGGGGGTTGTATTGTAATGAATTGGCGCGTGAAGAGATTTTGCCATATGGCATAAATAATTATATAGAAAACTATTTAAAAGTAGAAGGAGACCCTGAGGATGGTATATATTGTTATAATTTTAATATTGAAAAAAATAGCTCATTAAATCCATCTGGTGCCATGAATATGATGAAATTTAATAACATTACATTTGAATTTACAACAATTGATCCATATAGAGAACAGTCTAGTGTGATTGACCTTACTTCTATTAATGAAGTATTTGATGAAAACAGTAATGAAACCAATAATCAAACAAAATATTGCGTGGCTGCTTCTCACTTTCAAGAGCTAGACTATAATTATAATTTGCATATTATGGAAGAGAGATATAATATTTTACAATTTTCTAATGGTATAGTTGATTATTTATTCCCAAATTAATTTAAATAATTTAAATAATTTAAATAATTTAAACAATTTAAACAATTTAAATAATGTAAAGTAAACATATAGATATATCTAATATATATCTATTATATATATCTGCCTTATAAATGGGTGCCGGGTTTTTAAATATTTTATCTGAAAGTGATAGTAATGTTATATTAGTTGGAAATCCAAGCAAAACGTTTTTTAAAAAAACAATTGTCTCACACACTAATTTTGGAAAACAAAAGTTCCGTATTGATTTTGAAGGTAATACTCGTTTAAACTATAATATTCCAACTTTGTATAATTTTAAAATACCGAGATATGGTGACTTACTTCAAGAAGTATTTTTTTCATTTACTTTGCCTAATATTTGGAGTCCGCTTATTGCCTTTGGCGGGACGCCGGTTGTATTTTGTTCTGCGTGCCGAACAAATATTAAAACTAATTTGGATTATTTAACTATAAATAATAATAATAGTTATTCTTTTAATACTAATCAATCCATAACAACATGTGGGTTATGTGATTGTTCTTGTAATAGTCCGAGCGAAGTGTCTGATGCTACCTTAGAGTTTTTACAAACTCATTCCAATATGAATATGAAGCTTATAAATAGAGTATATCCATTAGAGTTTAAATGGATTGAGAATATTGGGGTTCAAGTTATAAACTCAATAAGAATATTGTCTAATAATTCAATCATTCAAGAGTTTAGTGGTCAATACTTATTGAATATGGTTTGGCGGGATTTTACAGATAATCAAAAAAAAATATTTAATAAAATGATTGGTAATGTGCCAGAATTAAATAATCCAGCACAGTATTCAAATAGAAATGGAAATTATCCGAATGCGGCATATTTTGGTTCTCTTGGCGCCATGTCCTATGGATTAGAACCCTCGATTAGAGGAAGACAATTATTAATTCCAATTAATTTATGGTCTTCATTAAATAATAAAACCCCTATTCCTTTAGTTGCAATGCAATATAGCGAATTAAGAATTGAAATTGAGTTAAAACCGGTGAATGAATGGTGGGTAGTTAAAAATGTAATAAATGAAGTAAGTATTAATATTAATAATTCATTAGATAGTTATGATATTTCGATGAATTCAACTAATTCAACTAATTCAAGTAATTTTAATGAACTAAATAATTTAGTTGGTATAGTGCATAATACATATAGCGCGCCAAATTGCAACAATGAAGTTTATAATTTAAAATTATTTCTTAAAGAACCGCCAAGGAAAACTATAATAAATGCTCAAATAGATCCGCTAGGTTCTTTACTCTCTGAAACGGGCGCCTTAGTATATCCATTAAATAGTAATAAGTTATTAGAAAATTATTATAAAGATGTGCCTAGTCCTTGGTTTGCTGATATTCATTTAATTGGTTGTTATACATTTTTAACAAATGAAGAACAATTATTTTTTTCTCAAAATAGTCATTCTTATTTAATTAAAGAGGTTCATGAACAAACATTTAATGATTTAATTGGCGGAAGTCATTTTACAGAGATTAAAACAAGTGGATTAGTTACCTCATGGATGTGGTTTTTTCAACGGTCTGATGTAAAGTATAGAAATGAATGGTCTAATTATTCAAATTACAATTACAATTATAATAATTATAATTCAGAAATAATGAGTTTATATGGATTAACTGATTTACTTAGTTTTAATAGCGCAAACTCGCATATGACAAATAAGTTAGATTCTATCGTCTGGCAAAAAAAGTTTACAGCCAAAGAGAATAAAGATATATTACTAGAATGGGGACTTTATTTTAATAATTCAATTAGAGAAATAACACTCGAAAAAGAATTAGTGTCATATATCGATATATACTCCCGTAGTCAAGGCTGTGGATTAGAAAATGTATTTTATTATAACTTTTGTTTAAATACTGACCCACTTATTTATCAATCATCGGGCGCCATAAACATGTCTAAAATAAATAATATATATATGTCTTATAAATTAATAGACCCATTATTAAAGACTTTTATTAAAAATTCCACTAATTATATTAGTAATATAAAGGACCCTTTTTTATATGCCTCTGTAATTGGAAGTTATTTATCGAATTCAATTAATTCTACGGTGACATGCTCTCCAATAAATAATCAAGAGCAAACTACTGTTAATTTAAAAGACACCGAAAAATATGTTTGGCATTATAATATGCACCTTATGGAAGAAAGATATAATATTTTAAAAATAATAAATGGTGTTGCTAATTTACAATTTGGTCGTTCGTTATAATATAAAATTTAATATAAAATTTAAAATTTAATATAAAATATAAAATTTAATATAAAATATAAAATTTAATATAAAATATAAAATTTAATATAAAATATAATATATATGGGAAGAAAATATACATATAAACGTGTTAAACGCGTTCCATTCAGAAAAGACGGCTTCACGCAAAAAGGCTGTTGTAAAGGTGGAGGCACTACAATGAGCTATTTACGCCGTATGTCAACAAGTATACCAGGCATACCAAATACACCTGTAAATTCTAAACAAACACGTGCAGCTAGAAAAATACAAAGAGCAACAAGAAAAAGACAAGTGGCAAATTTTTATAGTAAATTAATACATTTTAAGAATGCTCTGGTGAGTTCTACATCTAGAATGAATGGTAAAACAGTAGAAGAGAGAAAAAATATATTAGTTTCAAGTATTCCAGATGGGGATGGTCTTGGTAAACTTATAAATAGACCAGATATTTCTAAAGATATAGAGCGCTTAAAAACTCAATTAAGTGCTGACCCTCCCAACTATTTAACAAAAGACACCCCAGAATACAATGAGTTAATAGGCCTGATTAAGGAAATTCGTCGTATATTAGAACGGAATATTTCAAATCTTCCACCAATTGTAGAACGTCCATCTGTGCCTCACCCCCAACCATCTAGTGTAATGAGTATGGACCCACACAGTGTCTATGCACAAGCGCCAAGAAAAAAAAGAAAAAAAAGAAGGAAATAAATAATATATTATAAATTATAAATAATAAATTATAAATAATATATAATTTACTATATATTATATAGTATATGGGTGGAGGATTATTAAATATAGTATCCTATGGAAATTTAAATATAATCATAAATGGTAATCCACAAAGAAGTTTATTTTTAGCAACTTATAAAAAATATACAAATTTTGAACTGCAAAAGCATATTATAACTTGCAATATTACAACTCCAAAATTAAAAGAAAATGAAAGTACCACATTTAATTTTACGATTCCTCGCGTAGGCGATTTAATATCTGATACTTTTTTTACAATCCAAATGCCTTATATATGGAGTCCTGTATGGGTTGAACCAAGTGATATATATGACAGACCAAATACTACGCCATATAGTTCAACAATAGAAGAAGGATTATATCTAATTAGAGATGCTAGTAATAATGAAATGCGCAAAATAAGGCAGTCGACTGGTGCCCATATTCCACATGCTCAACCATTTGAGTTTAAATGGATTGAAGATTTAGGATCACAGTTAATAAAAAAAATAACAGTATCATTGGGTGATATAATTATTCAAGAGTTTTCAGGGGAATATTTAACAAATATGGTTAAAAGGGATTTTACAAATGAAAAAAAAGAGTTATTTAATAAAATGACTGGAAATGTAGTTGAAATGAATAATCCAGAATTATGCGACAATCGAAATGGGTTGTATCCAAACTGTTTATATGGGGCACCGTTACCTTTTAAAGATAACTCTGGAAATATACTATATAAAATATATAGTAATAAACAATCAGTTATTAATAAAGAATTAAATATTATAACGGATTTGTCTCCTTCTATTAATAGAAAATTATTAACTATTCCATTAAATTTATGGTATATGTTTTCATCTAGCCACGCATTTCCATTATTATCATTAACTGAAAACGCATTTAAAATAAAAATAGAGTGCCGACCAATCCGCGAATTATTTAAAATTCGTGATGTTCGATATTATATTAATACTTATTATCATCATAATATCGCAGTTAATAAAATTACAGAGAATGGTTCTGGGATATCTATTTATAAACATTATCAAAATACCTATTATAATAACAATAACAATACTGGGTTTTCGCAATTTGACATATTTAAACCATATGTTCCTCCTCCTTATATTAGTACAATTAACACAACTGACCCATTATATCAATTGTATATGTTTACAACCCAGTTTGCTTCGCAAAATCAACAATTTATTCAACAAGCAGCTTTAAATACAAATAGTTCAGCACAGATTGCTGCTTTATTGAGAGAAACTAGTGTATGGAATTGTAATCCTAGATTAATAAGTACATATGTATATTTAGACCCACAAGAACAAGAAGTATTTAAGCAAAAACCACAATCTTATTTAATAAAACAAATATTAGAGCATTTTTTTGAATTTGAAAATCACAAAGAGTTTACACAAAGTCGGTTTAAAAGTAATTCCGTGGTTGTTAATTTTATGTGGTATATGCAAAGAAATGACGTTTTTTTAAGAAATGAATGGAGTAATTATACAAATTGGGCTTATAATGAAAAACCATATACATTGCAGCCTTTATATTATAAAAAATTAAATGATAGTTGGTATCCAAGTAATATTACTAGTCTCTCTCCAATACTTGATGAAGTAACATATACAACAACAAACCCAGACCCAAAGTTTTCACAATTCCCAGAATTATTTGAAGTGGGTACCTCGAATACTAAACCTTTAGATTTTAAGCAAACTCTTTATTTAAGCGAAACTATAACACCAAATACCCACACCTATTTAAGTGAAAGTATTAATAATAATACAATTTATTACAGTAGAATAGAAACTGGCTCTATGGGCATCAATGAATCGATTAAAAAATATCCGCCATATTTTCCATTTTCATTTAAATCGAGTGCTATTGGGAATGGATGCAATCCATATATAACTGGACCAAATAGAAAACAAACAAAAAATATATTAGTAAATTGGGCATTAAAATTAGATGGCAAAAATAAAGAAAATAATTTAAATGCTGATTATTATAATTATGTTGAGCCATTTTTGAGAAGTGTTGGTTCATCCGCAAATGGAGTTTATAATTATAGTTTTAGTTTAAACTCGAATCCATTTATAATAGACCCATGTGGATATGCCAATTTGATAAACTATAATAATATTGATTTTGAATATGAAGTTATAGAATTAGAAAAAATAAATGATATAACAAAAGTAGCCATTTTACCTGTATGCATTGATGATGTGTTTATTGGTTTTAATAAACCAAATTGGTTAATCTATGATTACATGTTTACATTAAAATTATTTGAAGAACAGTATAATTTATTAACTATAAGTAATGGTTTAGGGTCTTTAAAATTTCAACATTCTAATTAAGTATATTTATTTATTATATTTATTAATTATATATTTATTATATTTATTAATATATTTTGTATAAATATATTAATAAATATATATGAGTAGTTCAAATGATGAAGACAAAGATGAAGACAAAGATGAATCCCCTGCAACTACATCTGTTTCCGCAAAAAAAGACACAACAGACGATGAAACTGCGAACCCTGATATACTTAAAGATAGACTTAATACTTTAAAAAGAGTATTTATATATGCTTTATTTCTTTTTGTGAAAATTTGTTGTTTTATATTTATAAATGCTAATCTTATATATTATTTCACATATTTGTTTGAACGAATTTATTATAAAGAGTTTACACTTGGTAATAGTAAGAAAAAAAAAGTTATGGTTGAGGAGTTTAAGAAAGAATTAGATGACTTATTTCCATCAGATAGAACAAAATATCCATATTTTAAAAATCAGTATGTTAAAGAGATTGATAAAATGATTTCAAAGTCTAAAATTATTTCAGAGTCTATTGGTCTTAATATTCATGATAATCCATTATTAACATGTCCACCTAAACCTATTGAAAAACCAGGTGGTCCCGCAGCAGCAGGGCAACCCGGAGGATTTTCATGTGATAAGAAAGAAGATGGTACTTGCGTTGATACAAAAGGAGCATCGCCAACCGCAGAAACAGCATTACCAACCGCGGCAGCCGCCGGCACAGCATCAACAGTAACAGTAGCAGCATTAGACCTTAAAGCAGCAGCACCACCAGGAGGAACACCAGAAGGAACACCAGAAGGAACACCAGCATCAGCACCAGTAGCAGAAGTAGCCAGCGGAGAGCAAAAGGGTGGTGCTGCGAAAACTTTGATTACATATATAAATAATTTATCTAAAAAAATATTAGAAGGGGTTAAACCAGTAGCGAGAGTTAAAAAAGATATAACTGAACTATATAAAGGAAAAGGACTAGGAACAGATTCAGGGTCAGGGTCAGGTTCAGAACCAGGGTCAGTATCTGATCCATACGACCTCGACCTAAATAAAGATGACTCGATTACAGAAGAACAAAATAAAAACTGTGCTGACACTATACGAAAACCAGTTCAACTTGACACATGTGAAGAAGTTAACTGTGACACACTTCCAGGACCATATGGTTGGAAGTTTCCTGAAAATTTTTTCGGTGATTATGTTCGTATACGTATTGCTTGCATGGGGCGTAGTCAAATTGCAATTTATCATAAAGTGAAAAATTCCATAAAAATATTTAATAATTTTCTCCCAGCATTTTGTTATTGTTCTGAAGAAGAAACTAAATTTATTAGTGGTTATGAAAGACGAAGCGGCAAAGATGACGCTGGTAATGATTATCCAAAATATGACTGGGCAGATGATAGTAAAAAAGATAAGTGGTTTAATGACCCAAATAATAAAAAGGTGAAGCGAACAGAGCTAGAAAAAATAGAAACAGAGTGCGCGGTTCTAAATGACTTTTATAACGGACTTTATATGATTTTTGGACTATTTATATCCATTTTGTATTTAATATATTGGGATTTATATCTTAATATTACATTATTTATTAATCATATTTTATTATTTTTTGAAATAAAAAAAGCGCCAGAGACTCATATTAAAACAAAATATAGAAGAACACTGCAATTTTTAATGTTAATGATGAGTCCATTTATATTTATAACAAATCGTGTTATTGCTTTTATAATTATGATTCAAATTACTTATAAATTATGGGTTAAGCCATTATTAGATAAAAATAAGAAAAAAAAGGTAGGTAAAATATTATTAGAAAATAAAACCATAATAGCATTTATGTTTGTTTTTTCATATTTATTATTATTATATACAATACAATTACCTCCTAAATATGAACTGCCTGTAAAAATAATACCAACACTAGTGATAACTATTATAGTTTTTATTAAAGTGATTCTAGCGATTTATAGACTCATAAAAAATTATAGGTTTAATCAAACCGGAACCTGTAAAAAAGTATAAACTAGCAAGTAGCAGGTCGCATTACTAATTATAACAGCAAACTATAATTTAAAAGTAATTTATATATAATTATATATATAGTATAATTGTATTGCATGGGAAAACAAAATCAACCATTTGTAAGTATATGCACTCCAACGTTCAACCGGCGACCATTTATTCCAGCAATGATTGAGTGTTTTAATCATCAAACTTATCCAAAAGAGAAAATGGAGTGGATTATAATTGATGATGGAACTGATAAAATAGAAGATTTAGTTGCAAATATTCCAAATGTGAAGTATTTTAAATATGACACTAAAATGCCTTTAGGTAAAAAACGCAATTTGATGCATACAAAAACAAAAGGCGACATAATAATTTATATGGATGACGACGATTATTATCCACCAGAACGTGTTAGTCATGCGGTAAACATGTTATTAACGCATCCAAAAGCATTATGTGCTGGGGCAAGTGAGATATATATTTATTTTAAACATATTCAAAAAATGTATCAGTTTGGCCCATATGGTCCAAAACATGCAACTGCGGGGACGTTTGCCTTTAAGAGAGAATTATTAAAAGAACATAAGTATGATGATAACGCATCATTAGCCGAAGAGCGCGAGTTTTTAAAAAACTATAGTGTTCCATTTGTTCAGTTAGAACCTAAAAAAACAATTCTAGTATTTTCACACACTCATAATACATTTGATAAAAAAACGTTATTAAATAATATTAATCCAAAGTATACAAAAGAATCGGATAAAAAAGTAGAAGACTTTATTAAAGAAAAAAAACTATTGAATTTTTTTGTGAATGAAATAGAAGATGCCTTAGTAAATTATAAACCAGGGGAGCCATCAATGAAGCCAGATGTATTAGAGCAAATTAAAACATTAACTGCAAGTAGAAATGAAACAGCTAAACAGGGGCAACTGTGTCGTGAAGTGAATGGTAAACAAGAATTATTAACTCCAGAAGAAATAGTAACTTTATTAACTCAACAAGAAAATATGATTAAGGTGCAGCAAGAAATTTTAAGAAAGAAAGATGCTTATATTAAATTATTAGAATCTAAGATGTCAAAGTCTGATGACTGGACGATTGTGCAAGATGAATAGTTTCAAATAGTTTTATTAAATTATTTGTAAACATAACTAATTCTATTTCTTCTTCATGAATGTTATAAAAAATAATAATATATTTGCATATAAGTTTAATTATTTCATATTTTTCTTTTTCTATTAAAATATCAGTTAGTTTAATAAAAAAATATAAATTATCTAATATATCGACAACTGAAAATCCATTATTATAGATAATAGTTAATACTTCAATTGAGTCGACTAAGTTACCCGATTTGCATAAGTTAATATAATTTATAAAGTCATTAAATGATATATTAGTGCATGTATTAACTGCTATATTATAAGTAATATATTCATTTAATAATTTAAATTTTTCTAAATAACTTATCGATGTTTGTATTGAATTATTGCATAATAATAATAAAAAATCAAGTGCTTTAGCTTCTAATTGAATATTTTCAATAAGGCATACTTTATTAATGAATGTTTTTAAATATTGTTGTTCTAATGGTTTTATTTTTATAATAATTTGTTTTGATTGATAGCTTTCTATTATTTTTTGAATATTGCAACATGACGCAATAAAATTTACATTTTTACTGTATTTGTCTATGCAATTTTTAAAAACTTGTTGACCTTGTTCATTAATATTATCGATGTCATCTAATACAATTATTTTTTTTTTATTTGGAATGCTAGACATTGTTTGGCAAAATGTTTTAACTTCTGTTTTATAATAGGTAATACCCTGGTCCTTTAATGAATTTATGACTAATATATTATTACTATCATAGTTCTCTCCATAATACTTTTTTATAATACAATTAATTAAAGTTGTTTTGCCAGAACCTTGATTTCCAATTAATAATATATTTAATAAATCTGATTTTATTAATGTATTTAACAATTCTATTAACTGAGGATTAATTTCAAATTCTTCTAATGTTTTTGGTCTATATTTATATATAAATGGTTGCTCCATTAACATTAACATTAATAGTATTAATAGTATTTATAAATAAATATTTAAGTTTATCTATTAATAATATAGTATTATATACTATTATATATTATTAATAATATAATGAACTCTTATAATTCGAACGAAACGTATTATTCTCTTTTAGGAATAAATAATAATGCTTCCTTTGATGAAATAAAACGGGTATATAGAAAATTATCATTAGAACTGCATCCTGATAAAAATAAAAATGACCCAGAAAAGTTAGAAAAATATAAAAAAATAACGGCTGCGTATAATATATTAAGCGACCCGAGTGAAAAAACTAAATATGATGCTTCAATTTCTTACTCTAACTCTAGTTTACCTATTGAAGAGATATTTATGAATATGATGCTTAATCCTCAAGACCTGAATTCTTTACTAAGTAATTTATATTTTTCTAATATGTCGGAATTACCGATTCATAAACAACGGGCGCCATCAATGAAATCATCGCTGGGTGCCATGGGCGCAATGGGTATGATGGGTGCGATGGGCGCGATGGGCTCGATGGGTGCGATGGATTTCAATCTAAATAATAACAAGTTTTCAAAAGGCGTTAATAATTTTGAGTTTAATTCAAAACCAAAAACAATAAATCATAAAATAAATATTTCATTGTTAGATGCCTATAAAGGATGTAAAATACCAATAACAATAGAAAGATGGAACTATGAAAATAATATAGAATATATACAAGAAGAAACAATTTATGTAGATATACCAAAAGGAATTGATAATAATGAAATAATTACAATAAAAGAAAAAGGAAATAAACTAAGCAATTCAAATAAGGGCGATATTGAGGTTAGAATTAATATTACGAATGAGACAGAGTTTGAAAGAAATGGTATAGATTTAATATATAAAAAAACTATATCATTAAAAGAATCGCTTTGCGGATTTAACTTTACAATTAACTATATTGATGGGCGCGAGTTTATTATAAATAATAAAATAGGAAATATTATACCTCCAGACTTTCGTAAGATAATAAATAATTTAGGAATGACGAGAGAAAATGTAACCGGTGATTTAATAATTATTTTTAATGTTGAATATCCAAAAACTATATCAAATGAGATATTAGAAAAAATAGCGGCAATATTAGAATAATTGAATCATACAATCATTAAATGATATAATGCTCTAAATGCTCTAAATATTAGAGTTTAAAAAACTTAATAAACCTTCTTTTGTTCTGTTGCCATCATACATTGTAGTAGTGTTATTTTTAATTAAAATCATTGTAGGAAAACTTTTAATATCATGTTCATCGCATAATTTTTTTCCTTCTGGCTCGTTCATTTCAACTACTTTCATTCTAATAGGTGTAGTATTGCTTTGTGATGCTTCTTCCCATATAGGCATTAAGTCTTTACAATGACCACATCCATTCATGTGAACTAAAATAAACTTATTATTATTATCAAATCCTTCTTTTCTAAAGCGATTAAATCCAAAAAATACAGAAATTAATATTACTAATATTAAAAAAACTACTAATAAGCCAGAAACTGTCTTTGATGACTTTAAACCACCACCTTTCCTTTTCATTTTATAATATTATAAAATATTATAAAATATTATAAAATATTATAATATATTATAAAATATGGATATTCTTACTAATAAGTTTAAAGATATATCAAACTTTAATAATGTAAATGATTATTTACCATTATTCAATGGCGTAATAATTACTGAATTAATAGTGCTTTTTTTATTTAATAATAAAATATTTAAGTCTAAAAGTTTAAAAGACTGGTATGCCAAATTTAATTTATCGGCAATTATTGCTGATGTCTTTATAATTATTATTGGATTTATTATTGTTCGATTGATTTACAGTTATATATTTACTACATTTTCGATATTAAAGTTTATAGCATTGTTAGTATTAGTCCAGACAATTCATGATATTTTATTTTATTTCCTTGTGATAAATATTAAAAAAGGAACAAATAAAATGATTGATGTATTTAAAGACTATATAAAAGAACATAAAACTAGCATTTTATTTGCTGATAGTTTAATGATGATATCTGGTGGATTATTTGCCTCATATATGGCGCATTTTAATATGCATATAAATATAGGATTGTTAATAGTATTAATATATTTAATACCCTTTTTTCTATATCATTAACTAAATATAAATATAAATATAAGTATAAATATAACTATAAATATAAGTATATTTATATATTATGAATATAGCACTTTGTTTTTGTGTTCGAAACTGTGAGCCATATTTAAATCGTATATTTAAAAACATTGATAATATGAGAAAATTAAATTTTAACATATATTGTATATTTATATACGATAATTGTGCTGATAATAGCGGACAGTTACTTAAAGAATATGAAAAAACAAATAATAATATAATAGTTAAAGAAATAGAAAATACAAGTCCTTATAGAACAGTGCGCATAGCAAAAGCTAGAAATACATGTTTAAATATTATTTATAATTATATTACCCAGATTGATTATCATATTATGATAGATTGCGATGATGTTTGTTGTAATCCGTGGAATTTAGAGGTCCTTAATACTGTATTAAATAATGTAGATAATGATGATTGGGATGCGATTTCATTTAATAGAGCAGACTATTATGATATGTGGGCTTTAATGTATGATAATTTTAGACACCATTGTTGGGGGTTTCATATGGATTATGAAGCTGTAATTAATATAATGAGAAATGAAATAACTAAAAAATTATTAAACTGTAAAACAAATAGTATTGAAGTTTTCTCTGCGTTTAATGGTTTTTGCATATATAAAACTGAGAAATTTAAAGGTATACATTATGAAGGATTGTATTATAATATAAAATTATTGATATCAAATCAAGAATTAAATCAAACAATCAATTATTTTAGAACTAAGTACCAATTAAATGTTAAGTTAGACCTTAATGAAAATAATGAATGTTGCGAACATTTATATTATAACCTGTGCGCACATAAAAAAGGTTGTAAAATTAAAATTTCGAAGTTTATAGTTGTTTAATATAATTTATTAATTATCAATTATCAATTACCTTTGTTGGAATATCAGCAGAGACAATATAAATAGAGTTTTCTGTGCATATAATATAACACCCAGAAACTTTATATATTTTATTTATAGGACTTGTGTATTCTTCCGCGTTTTTAACAAGTAATTTTTCATTTGTGTCTTTTTTTACTCCAATAACAACTTCTTTTTGAAGTGAATTTGTCCAATAATCGAGCATAATAGGTTTATCCTCAACTATAGACAACTTAGAAACGTGACACCACAACTCTTGTGGTGGTAATTTAATAGACGGATCTTGAAGACTCATTATTATATTCAATTAATATAATCTTTAAATATAAATATAATTAATATATTTAATTATATTAATTTATATTAATTATATTAATTATATTAATTATAATAAATTTGTTTTTTCTTAGGGTTTTTATTTTTTTCTATTTTTTTATCAGTTTCAATATAATTAGCTAAGATTTCATAATATTCATCTTCAAGTATTTTTTTAATTTTACTGTATACTATGCGTAAAGTAGTTTCTTCGCACCTGCCAACAATTAAAACGCTGCCTGTTCTAAATATCATAAATGATATACTATAATTTTTATCGGTTTTTTCATCAATTAAATAATATTTACATTGAATACCTGGATATTGACAGGAATCATAAATACAATCAATGTTATATTTATTCTTTAAAATTTGCAACAAGTTATCTCTGTCTAAATAAAACCCACAATTAAAATTTGAATTTATTAATACTGTTTCTGATTTACTTAAATCGTAGTCTATGGTTTGATTTGTTGAATATAAACGTAAGTTTTTAACTAGTAAATCCAGCGTAGTAATTAATGTTGAATCTTCTTTAATACCGGGAATTTCTAATTTACCAGTATTAAAAACTTTTACATGAATTTCTTTAAATTTATCATTTAATTTAATTCGTAATATTAAAACAAAGCAATTATAAAAGGCGCTGCGTTTTTTTGAACGATAGGATAATATATCTTTTTGGCATAATCCAATACTAATTTTTCGAATATCTTTAAACTTAATACGACCATTTGGATTAATGATTCGGCTAATAATATGATTATCTACGTTACTTTCGTTTTCTATTTTTTTAATTAGTTCGTCTACCGCTTCTTGATTTGTAAAATTAAACTTCATTTGTTTTTTAACAACTCCGACTTCTTGAATATGATATGGAATAACTTTAATTTTTAAAAATATCTCATCTAAATCAATTGGTTGATTTAAATATGCGATTTTTGTTTTTGTAGAAATATAAATATCTGATGCGATTGGTTTTTTGTCTGAGTTTACTTTATGTTCAACCACTTCATCATTTATATTTCCATACTTGCAAAATAGAGACCACGCGTTATCAATATCATAATTATTATCAGTGTCAATATCAACCATATTATGATGTATTAATAAATAATCTTTATATTTTCAATTTTATAATATAAAGAATTTAAAGAAAAAGAATTATAAAATATCGATAAAACTATAATATAATAAATTTAATTTATTATCAGTATTATTATTTGAATTATGTAAAATGTGTTCAATATTTTTTAGAGTTTTATAGTTTAAACAATTTATATTTGTTTTAATTTTATCATAACAATATTTTTTTATAATTGTGTCTATATCCATATTATAATTTGTAAGCAGTAACTTTACTTTAAAAATAAATTTTTTATTAGTATTAGATTTAATTATTGTATCTATTTTATTAAATATAGTTTTGTTAATAATTGCTAATTTATATATACTATATTGGTTGCACTGCATAAAATTTATCATACTGCGTATATCTGATTTATAATTTACGCATAATGTTTCTAATTGTTCATTTGTTAATTTTAATTGCTCATTTAAATTAATTGTTGATAAAAAATTCATTATGTGTTGTTTAGGCAACTGATTAAACCTTATTTTAATTAATTCATTTTGAAGCGAGTTATCTATTTTACTAATATAATTGCATATTAAACAAAATCTAATATTTGGTTGATAATCTTGCAGTACATATTTTAAAGCTTGCTGCGCATTTTTTGTCATATAATCTACTTCATCTAAGATTATAAATTTCATTCCGTGAGCTAATATATTTTTAGAGTTTACAAAATTATTAATTTGATTTCTTATAATATCTATACCTCTCTCATCTGACGCATTTAAATGAATCATAAGACCTTTATTTAATTCATTGTTTTCTTTTTGATATTGATGTATTAAATTAATAATTGTTGTTGTTTTTCCTGTCCCTGGTGGACCATACAATAATAAGTTAGGTAAATACTTTGTTTTAAATATATTATTAAATATTTTTTTATTTTCTTCACTTAATACAATATTTTCAAAATTAGTTGGTCTATATTTCTCAACCCACGGGATATAACTTTTGTCATTATTTAATTCATTATTTAATTCATTATTTAATTCATTATTTAATTCATTATTTAATTCATTATTTAATTCAGTACTAGACATTTGTATTATATATTATAATTAACTTTAAACAATTTAAATTGTAAATATAATATAATAAAATTGAATAAAATTATAATTATTATTATTTTAATATAATTATATACATGGGCTCATTAGAATTAATCATTGGACCAATGTTTTCTGGAAAAACAAAGTTATTAATTTCTCGTTATAAAGAAATTAATAATACAAATAATACAAATATATTAGTAATTAATTATTATAAAGACACTCGTTATGGCAGTGATAGTGTGATTTCACATGATGGTGAAACAATTCCAGCAAATAATATTAGTTTAATAAGTACAGTAAATAATTTAATTGAAAGTAATAATTTTAACTATATATTTATTAATGAAGGACAGTTCTTTCCTGACCTTAAAGAATCAGTAATTTCATTAATTGAACGTTATAGTATAAATGTAGTAATTTGTGGATTAGACTGCGACTATAAACAAGAAAAGTTTGGACAAATTTGGGATTTAATCCCACATGCTGATAAAGTTATTAAATTACAAGGAAAATGTAATAATTGTTCTAATAAATCTTTATTTACTCATAGACTAAGTAATGAAGTAACGCAAGAAGTAATAGGCACACATAATTACATTCCATTATGTCGTTCTTGTTATAATAGTTATAAAATGTTATAATTATGAAATTTAATTTTTTAATTAAATTATGAAAATGATTTAAATTAATTAATAAATAATACTTATATGAATATAATCAAAGACAATAAAAAAAAAGTGAAATACAACAAACAGAAAAAACAGGAAGCAAGCGACGACGCCAAAGTTGAACCGAGCGACAGCGACACCAAAGTTGAACCGAGCGACGGCGCCAAAGTTGAACCGAGCGACGACACCAAAGTTGAACCGAGCAACAGCGACGCCAAAGTTGAACCGAGCAACAGCGACGCCAAAGTTGAACCGAGCAACAGCGACGCCAAAGTTGAACCGAGCAACA